GGGTGACCATGGGTACTCTAACAATAGAGTACACTTGGCAGGGTCCAGCACGTTGTGAACATACGGACGTCTGTCCGTGTGATTTACTTATAACATTTCGGGACGAGTTACGGATTCCTTCTATTTTAGTCAGGAAAAATTCTTACAATGGGATTCGTACTTTATCTGAGATGTTATCCATCGCTCGATATCAGATTAATCATGCAGTTGACATATGCGATGGAATAATAGTTGGACGTAAACCTGGGATGACGCCGGAGGATTGGATGCGGTTCAGACTACATAATTCTGGATATACTAATATAAAGTTTGTTCAAGTATCTTCTCCCACTGGTGTTTACAGTAATAATTCTGCGATAAGACCTGTTGACTCTCGAGTTGAGAGGTCCGCTCAGGAGGCTGATGTTGTCTTTTTCCACGAGATGGGAGTGTCTCGCACGCGTAAATTTTTTCAAGACAATATTTGGAGACCTTCCTTGAATCTATGTCCTTGGTACCGATCGAAAAAAGATAAAGATCCTTATTCGGTTCCATCTCTCGTGGTACTAGCAATGCGAGCTGCATCCCCGTATAATAGGGCCATGGGAACGACAAATGGTTTGCCCCATGTCATATCCGCACTTGATGATGTAGAGGGAGAAAAACATATTGATGCTATAGCTAAACAAGCTAAACCTAATGATATTATTACACCAGCTTTAGCAGAGGCATTGGATGTGGTGCCTGAATCTCTCTCCTTAATGTTGTCAGCATTTGACTCTCTAACCTCAGTTGGTAAGATGAGTCCAGAAATAAGCACCTCTCGTTTAGATGGAATGTATTTAGGTGCGTCTGCAGGATACTTTATGTCTCCTGCCACTTTCTTATATGTTGATGAGGACGGAAATGATATAGAATTAATTGTGAATGCTTCTCAAAAAAAGATTCATTCACATCATGCAGTGGTCCGCTCGGTAGCGGACTTTCTTGCAGGGTATGACTGTATTGACGTAGTTTTCACCAAGAACGCTAAGAATGAACATTATTTTTCACTAGGTGAAAAACAAAAAAATCCAGAATCTTTCCAGAAGTGGAAGAGGAAGGTTAGAACGTATGAGATTCCCAACGAATTTTTTATAGTCCTCGAACGAATATCCAATATGACACGAATGTTACTAGAAAGAGGACCTATAATTTCTGTTGGAATGAAACAGTCCCGCGGTGGATTTGATAAGATGACTCAGAGGTTAGGGATTGTTTTTGGAAAGGAATGGAAGAGGCGACTTGGCGATGGTGATTTTGATGCACTAGACCATAATATACACTCGGTATTTATGAATCTTTTTTATAGTATGGCCTTAGTTTATTTTGATCCGAAGCATCCGGACTATGCATATCAAAAAAAAATAGTTAGATTTTTAGCAAAGACGGTTTGCGCTCGTCTTGTCCGAATATTCCAGCGTTTGTGGGCGATAGTTATTGGATCTATGCCTTCAGGATGTTGGATGACATCGCATGGAGATTCGTGGATTGTTGCTTTATGGTTTTTTATGTTCTGTGTTATGCAGACAAAATTTATGCCTCAGGACTTGGCAGAGCAGGCGGAAGCCGATTTGATCACACGTGTGTTGACGATAATAATTTATGGTGATGATCATGCTTTGTCTACACTCCGCAATTTGACATCATTGTGGATTAATGAGGATTTGTTTCGTGATTGGTGTGACCTTTATTTGCAAGTCAAGATTCGTGATGTCAGGTCTTATGTACCTCTTGTTACGTATCCAGGTAATGGATATCGTTTAGGTGACTCATTGGTATATCTAAAACACTACACTGTTCGTAATCGTCACCTTGGGAAGAATCAACCTAATTACCTTCCCTATCGTGATATTGCCGAGTATGTTATTCGTGCTGTTCATGGTAGAGAGTGCAAGGATCGTGATATATATGATTTTATTTTATCCTTGCTTGGCCATGGTTATGGAACCCAGGCTAGTAATTATCATGCGTATTTGTGGCTCCGTGCTGCTTATACTGCTACGTTCCGCTATGTTGAGGATCCGACGACAACTCTTGGCCTAGCTCTTGACAGGTCTAA